AGTGGTGGGTCTAATTCTATAATCAGACGATAGCGAATAGCTAGTCAAATTCTTGGCTAATAAACCGAGAAACAAATCTTGCAAGATTGATTATAGAGCTAGTCCCATCACACTGGATGAAGATAGAAGTTATTAAATAATTTATAAAATATATGCAAACAAAACAAATAGTTCAAACAAGTGCAAATGTAATCCGTATTACAAACATCGTGAAAGGTAATATTTATAAGCGTTTTGACGATAATTACACATGGTACGGAGTAGTCAAAGGAGTTCACAATGATGGTGAGAAAACTATCATCGAAGCCACAGAGTATCGTAACGGATGGTCAAGTATTGAAATGCAAGACAAGGTGATAAAGGGCGACCAAGATTTTACAATTTTCCCAGCAGAGCTTTCTGACTTTCAAGGCGAGTTTAATGGAGCAATCGGTCGCCTAGAAGATAAAATCGTAAAAGCAAAAGAAGAAATCGCTAAATCAGAACAGCAAATTGAGTTCACAAAACGTCTAGTATCGGGTGAATTACAAAAAGAATTGTCCGTACCAGAATATAAAGAGTTGCCACAGTCAGAGTTTAACCAGTTAAAAGCACAGATTTAGTCTTTATCCACACACAAACATTAGCCTTCGGGAGGTAGTGGCAGAGAGTAACGGTCTAATGCAAATCAATGGAAACTTGGAGATTAACTTGACCCTTTCCAAGATGGGCGGGTTCACAGGTTCGAATCCTGTCTAGCTCCCGATGTCTAGTGTTTGTGAATCACGGAGGTTGTAATGAGGGCTTGGTGGAATTGGTAGACACGCTGGGTTTAAGCCTCAGTGGTAGAAATACTGTGCAGGTTCGAGTCCTGTCGCCCTCACCATAGCCTCTGTGAGAATTATAAATTAAACATAAGTAAGGAATATATGATTAAACTAAAAATAGAAAGATACAGAGACTTCACAGAAGAAGAAAACAAGGCACGAGAAGAGTGGCAAAGAAAGAATAATAATTTTGGTGGGTTGAATAGATATAACGAACTAACCCCTTTTGGTATAGAAAAATACTTTGAAGGAATGATGGATGTAGAAATCACCAACGAACAATTTGAAGCCATTAGAAAAAGTGTATTAGAAAACTTTTAACCACCCACCCTCTAAGTTAGAGAATAAAGAACATGGAAAAGGAAGAACTATTAAAATACGAACTACCATCATACTCAGAGTACATAAGTAACCCATTTTTACAGGAAATTGTGGCGAGAATGTGTGCAAGACGAATAAACAGAAAGCTCCGCATATACGAAAAAAGAAAGGCACGAGAACTATTTTTCTCCACCATTACCAAAGATAACAAATAACTAACATTAAATAAGATGAAAAAACAAACACAAAAAGCACAAAATGTAAGAGTAATTAAGAACGAAGAAAAGCCAGAGACACCAGAAATACTAGCCGAGGCAATCATTTCAATCGGTAAAGGATTTGAGGCACTTTCTCAAACAAAACTGACAAACAGAGCTATCGTAACACTACTTATGGATATGCCAGATTTGAGAGCTAAAGTATCTCGTTCTGATATTGAATTAGTATTGAATAATCTACCAAAGCTAAACAGTTACTGGATAAAAAAGTAATTTACTAACTAACCCAAACTAGAGTATGGAAGACTGGACAAACAAAGTAATACAAGGAGATTGCCTTGAGGTAATGAAAGATATACCCGATAAGAGTATTGACATGATTTTGACCTCTCCACCTTACGACAATCTGCGTACTTATAACGGCTACGCATTTGACTTTGTGGGTGTGGCAAAAGAATTGTATCGGGTAACAAAACAAGGCGGTGTAGTCGTATGGGTAGTAGGAGATGAGACGAGTAAGTTTTGTGAAAGTTTATCCTCCTTCAAACAGGCTATATATTTCAATGAAATTGGGTTTAATTTATTAGACACAATGATTTTTGCTAAAAAAGATTATCCTCCCGCTTATCCTACATTAAGAAGATACGCTAATCAGTTTGAATATATGTTTGTTTTCAGTAAAGGAAAACCAGAGACATTTAATCCAATACAGGTAGAAAAAATGGGTCTTGGGCAAGGTAAAAAAGCATTTAGAAAAACCAATGGAGAATTAGTTAGAAAATTAGTAGTTGATAATGGTAAAAAGACTAAACCAGCTAGTAATTTGTGGTTTTATCAAGTTGGTGGTGGGAATGGAAGTAATCACCCCGCAGTTTTCCCAGAAAAACTAGCAGAAGACCACATACTATCTTGGAGTAACGAAGGAGATACAATCTTAGACCCGATGGCAGGAAGTGGAACAACTCTTAAAATGGCAAAGAAAAACAATAGAAACTATATCGGAATAGAAATATCACCTGAATACATAGACATTATAAATAAAAGACTTATATAATTTATGGACAAAACACAAAAGGAGAAAATGTTAGAGATACTTCTCAAAGGACTAGATAAAAATGTCTTTGTAAAAAGTACGAATAACGTGACTGGCGAGGAGGAACATCTTGAGCCTGTTATAGAAGATATGGAGGCGACAATCGCTATTTCAGGAGAATGGGACAGAGAGGATTTGAAAAATATCCTAGCAGAAATATCTGACCTCGCAATAAAAGAAACAGAGGAGCGGATGGTGAGGGAGATAGAGGAATATGAAAAAACCGCAGACGAACATGTTGAACCAAACGAAGTGTATATTTGTTGCCAAGACATTTTAGCCCTAATAAGAAACAAGTAATACTATGGAGAAATGTAAAAACTGCGAAATAATACATAACGGAAGTATCATAAAAGTATCGGAAGATGGTAGGTGTATATTCTGTGGTAGAAAAGTTGGTTCTTCTATGCCAAACAATACCAAAAAAGAAGCAACATTAAATATCAAAAACTTTCACTGTAGTGAGCACGGGTTTATTAAACCACAGCCAAGTTGTCCTAAGTGTATCTCCCCTCAATCTCCACTAAGTGAGGAAAGATGGTGTGCTAAGGCACTTGATAATTTAAAGGAAGCTCGCCTACAAGGACAGCGTGACGAAAGAGAAAAGTGGGGAGTGGTCGCTAGAAAAGATTTTAAGCAGTCTGATATTGTCGCTCCCTCAAGTAATGAAGATTGGGAGAAGGAGTTTGATGATAGATTTGAACTTGAGTCACAGGGATGTTCAGAATGTGGCGGTTTTGAATTGGTAGATAGACGAGAAGAACGCTATCCAAAAGGAAAATATCACTGTGAATATGATTTAGAAAAGATTAAAGATTTCATCCTCCAACAACGCCTAGCAGCACAGCGTTCTCTTGCAGAGGAAATAATAAAACAACTCGGTGAAGAACCGAAAATAATAGACGGAATAAAAACAGGCATGATGGCATGGACAAGAGAAGGTATCATTGACTTTTTAACAGCTCGCGGTCTCTTACCAAAAATAACAGAGTAATAAGTATATGGAAACACAAAAACCGATATTAAAAGTAATAGAAACAAGAGAGGTATCTTATAAAAAGAAAAACTATTTATTTGGTTTAATAGAATGGTATACGAAGGCAAACACAGAGTTTATAGCAAATGACATAGTTCTAATACTCAGAACACCAATACGAAAAATACACATAGACAACTATGGTGAAATAAAGGAAATAGATTTATCAGGTAAAGAATAGACAAATAATTATAAAGTATTATAATAATAAGATATGAAGAAAATAAATGAGATGTCTATTATAGAATTGAAAGGTTATGCTTATGATTTAATAGGAATAATGGAAAGGTCGCAGTCAGATTTGCAAATAATTAACAATGAAATAGCAAAAAGAAACGAAGAACCCCAGAAACCTGAGAAAGTAGAAAAACAAGAGAAATAAAAATGAAACGCTCTTTATCTGACGAACAAGTTAAGCAGATTAGAGAACTATATAATACAGGTGACTACACAATGAAAAGTCTGGCTAGAAAGTTTAAGTGTTCAATAGCAACAATAGACTTATGGCTAGATGAGGATGATTCAAAGAGAATAAAAAAGTTTTTTAATTACGGGGGGTGTGAGAAGTGTGGGGCTAAGATGAAAAGCCACCCACGATGTCAATATTGCGGAATTTTAATACACGAAGACGGCTGTAAATATTGCAACAAACACTACAAGAATTTTAATCAAGATATAAACAACCTACTATGTTAAAGATTCTAAAAACAAATCAAGAAGCAAGGGATAGTCTATTAAGAGGATTAAATAAAGTAGCTGATTCTGTGGTGTCCACTTTAGGACCATCAGGAAGAAATGCAGTTATAGGAAGACCATACCAAGACCCACTTATAACAAACGACGGGGAAACAGTCGCTAAGAACATAAACCTAGAAGATGAGATTGAGGAGCTAGGGGGTTCTATAATTAAGGCGGCGACTAGAAAGACTAACGAAAAAGCTGGAGATGGGACAACGACTACTACTTGTCTTCTACAATCACTAGCTAACGAAGCATTTAAAAAAGCTGGCAATATCCTAGAACAGAAAAATCCTATGGATATTAAAAGAGAAATAGACAGAGAATGTGCAAGAGCTGTTCAACTACTCGCTGGTAAATCTAAAAAGATAAAAACAAAAGAAGAACTAAAACACATAGCTTCTATCTCAATGGAGAATGAAGAGATAGGTTCTGTTATTGCAGAAGTTTTAAATAAAGTAGGTAAAGACGGAGCTGTAAAGACAGAGCAAAGTTTAGAGTTCACAACTTCATACTCATTTGAAGATGGCTCAAAGTTTAATCACGGGTTCATTGTTCCGTCTATGGAAAACAATAACAAAGGACAAGCAGAGCTAGAAAGCCCATTAATTTTATACACAAATAACAAGATAAACTCTCTCTCACAACTAAGAACAGTTCTTGGGGTTGTTAGCCCTTTGTCTAAGTCACTTGTTATCTTCACAGAGCAAATAGAAATAGAAGTAGTAAAGAAACTACTAGAGCTAAGACTTGAAAGTGGATTTCAAACAGTTGTGGTAAAGATTCCATCAAGTAAACAAGAAACATTTGAGGATTTAGTATCTCTTTGTGGAGGAAAGATGATTGATGAAACAAAGGATATTAAGCTAGAAAATGTAGTAGAAGATTTCTTGGGAAAGGCAAAAAAGGTTATAATATCTAAAGACGAAACCATAATAATCAAAGGAAATGGTGATGTAAAAAAAGCGGTTCAAGACTTAAAGGAAAAGAAAGACAAAGCTGAAAGTCTATACGACAAAGAGCTACTAACAAAGAGAATAGGTAATCTAGGTGGAGTAATTGGAACTATAAAGGTAGGAGCAACAACTGATTCAGAAAGAGAATACCTCAACCTAAAAGTAGAAGACGCTGTAAATGCAACTAGATGTGCCCTAGAAGAAGGTTATGTTAAAGGAGGGGGAATGGCTCTATACGAGATAGCAAACGAAATGAAAGACTCAATCCTATACAACACCCTAAGAGCACCATACCTAAAGATAGTAGAGAACGCAGGAGGAAAGATAGAAATACCTGATACAGTAATAGATTCTACAAAAGTTATGAGAGTAGCACTAGAGAACGCTTGCTCATACGCAGGACTACTAATAACAACAGATGTAGCAATCGCAGATAAGTTAGAGAAGCCAAAAGATTTGACAATAGATGACTAAGGAACAGACAAAATACATATACAGGCATAAACACATAGGTTTTAATGGTGGGAAACAACCAGAGACACCTCAAAGGAAAGGACAAGAGCCAGATGAATTAGACATAGTATTTAGTTCAAGGGAAGAATTTGATAAATGGTTTAAAGAAACAACCATCGGATTAGCTCAACTAGATGGAGTTATGAATTATTGTAAATACTTTAAAAGAGAGAATGGAAATGAAGGATTATACGAAAGAGAAGATAAGAAATGCAAAGTAAATGGACAATGGGACAGATACTACATACTAGGAAACTTTGAGCCACCTAAACAAGATTGGTATAATGGACTGAAAGAGTTTAGACAATTCCTAAAAGACAACAACTGGTTCAATGATGAATACTTTGAGATAATGGATAAATACTTGACTTTAAATTAATATGTTATACTAGATTATATGGCAGATGTAGGAAGACCCTCAGAACTTAAAGACGACCAGTTTTTATTGAAAATTAGAGAACTCGTGTTGAATGGAGACACAGAGGAAATAATGCAACAAAAACTAGATATACCAAAGGGAACTTGGGATTATTGGAAGTGGAAGAACTATGAGAGTTTCCAAGATAAACTACTTTCATACAGACACGAGAGAATGTTAAGAAAAGCAGAGCTAAACATAGAAGTTCTACAAGAGAGTGAAGATGAAAGAGTAAACCTACAGGCAAACACTTTTGTCCTAGAAACACTAGGAAAGAAAGACTACTCAAAGAAGACAGAGACAGATATAACAAGTGGAGGAAAACCTATAATACAAATAGCTAGTGAAATAGTAGAAAAGAATAACTTAGACATAAACCGTGAATCTAACACCAGCCCAGAAGGAAATAGCTAGAGACTCTCATAGATTTAGAGTTCTAAACTGTGGAAGAAGATTTGGTAAAACACTTCTAGCTGTAGAAGAAATGGTAGGAAAGGCTATGGCAAAGAAAGGTAGAAGAATAGCCTACTTTGCTCCTACTAGAGATGACGCAAGAGAAATCACTTGGGGTATGCTTGTATCAAAGTGTGAGAACATAATCACATACAAGAACGAGCAGAGACTAGAAGTTAAGATAATGACAATAGACGGAGGAGAATCTTCTATAACTCTATATGGATGGGAAGCTGTTAAAGACAGAGGAAAAGGTAGAGGACTAGCTAATGACTTCATTGTATTAGACGAGGTAGCGTTCTACAGAGGATTCTGGGAAGGATGGAACGAAGTATTATCACCTACCTTGATTGATAGAAAGGGAGAAGCGTTATTTATCTCAACACCTAAAGGATTCAATCACTTCTATGATTTATATAATATGCAAGAGAATAATAGTGACTACAAATCATTTCACTTTACCTCATACGATAACCCTCACATACCTGTAGAAGAAATAGCGAGAGAGAAAGCAAGTAAACCAGAGAACGCTTTTGCTCAAGAGTATCTTGCAGACTTTAGAAAGGCAGAAGGATTAGTCTATAAAGAATTTAACAGAGAGAGACATACATACGAGGTAGCTGATATAAGAGTAAACAGGATATTGTCAGGTATAGACTTTGGATTTACTAACCCAACAGCAGTTCTAACAGTTATACAGGACTTTGATAATCACTTCTGGATTACCTCAGAGTGGTATAAGAGAGAGAAAACAAATGTGGAAATAATAGATTGGTGTAAAAGTATAAGAGCTGAAAAGTATTACCCAGACCCAGCAGAGCCAGACAGAATAGAAGAAATGAAAAGAGCTGGACTTAATGTTCAAGAAGTATCAAAGGATGTAGAGAAAGGAATAGACAGCGTTAGAGAGCTATTTAAAACTAACAGAATACACATACACAACTCTTGTCAGAACCTAATAGCAGAGCTAGAAACATACAGATACAAAGAACATAGCGGAGAAGGAAACAATCCAGAAGAACCTGTTAAAGAAAATGACCACGCTCTTGATGCACTAAGATATGTTCTATTTAATCAAAGACCGATAGATAATTCTAGGCAAGAAGACTTCAATTTATACAAAGTTTCCTACTCGTAAAAAGAAAACAATAATATAATAATTTCAATGGCAAAATATACTGATGAAGCAAAGCGTCTTGCAATACAATTAGTCTTAGAAGAAAAAAGCAAGTGGGAAGACGAGGTGTGTTGGGTGACAGAAAAAGTAGGTTTCAAGATGAGAGACCTTATTCGTTATTTCAGAAAGAACTACTGGGGTGTATTTGATAGTCCTATTGACCCTATAACACAGAGAGAAAAGATTTGGATTCCTCTAACTCGCTCACTAATTGAAGACGCTGTAAAGAATGTTGACCTAGATTCAAAAGATATAGGATTCAAAGCTAAAACAAAAGATGGTTTCGGTATTACAGACTTTGTTCGTTCTTATGTTAGAGAGAAGCTAGATAAAATGCACTTTGGAGAAGTTCTTGATGAAACACAAAGACAACTATTTATAGATGGAACTGTTGTTTGGAAGACTTGGGAAGAGAACGGAAAGCCAAAGAGAAAAACAGTTGAGCTTCTAAACCTATACCTTGACCCTACAGAAGATAATCTTCAAAAGGCTTATAGAGTCACAGAGCGTTCTATTTCAACACCAGAAGAAATTGCTTCAATGACTGGATGGAAGAACACAGAAGATATAAAAGGTTCTACAGACCTAAGCAAAACAGATGGAGATGATTCACAGGCTACTACTACAACAGGAGAGTTAACAGATGTTTGGGAACTATGGGGTTACATTCCTAAGTTTCTTATAACAGGAAGCAAGAAAGATAAAGGAATGATTCCAAATGGGCATATTATAGTTTCAGGACTTGATTCTGGAGATATGAGAGTCCACCTAATTGAAACTTATACAAGACAAGATGAAGAAGGTTGTTACATAAAACCTTACGAAGAACTAAGAATTGCTAAAGTATCAGGAAGATTCTATGGAATAGGATTTGCAGAAGCTCTAATGGCACTACAAGAGGGAATAAACCTAACTGCAAACATAAGACTTAACAGAAATGTTATGGCTCAACTTGGTTTGTTTAAGATTAGAAAAGGAGCAGGAGTTACAGCTCAACAACTTTCAAGACTTCCTTCTAACGGAGCAATCACACTAGATAACCTTGAAGATATAGAACAATTCAATATCAATCCTGTAGACAATACTTCTTATCAAGACGAAGAAGTGTTTAAGGAATGGGCTACTAAGACAACACAAGCATTTCCTGTCACAGCGGGAGAAGCTCTACCAGCTTCAAGCTCTGCTACAGCGGTTGCAATACAAAGCACTAACGCTAAGTCTACTTACACAATAATCAAAGAAGCAATCGGGATGTTCCTAGAAAGATGGATTGATAGACAATACCTACCTATTCTAGCTAAAGGAATAAAGAAAGGAGATGTTATTAAATTCTCTAGTGATGACGCTTTCTTCAAGGAAATAGTAGACAGAGTTGTTCTACAATACGCAAGAGAAGCAATAGACAATAGCCCAACTCTTCCAACAGAACAAGAATTATCTATGGCAGTTGATAGTGCAAGAGAAAGACTTTCAAGAAGTCCACAATTATTTATGGAGCTTGTTCAAGAAATAGTAGCTGAGAGCCTAGAAACTGATGTTAGAATAACTAATGAAGACCTAGATACTTCTGTGACTGTTCAAAACCTAAAAGAAATGTTAGCATTCGTAGAGGACAAAGAACCTATAATGAGACAGATATTTGATTTGCTAAATCTTCCTATGCCTAAGATGAGACCACCTCAAATGTCACAAGTTCAAGGACAAATGCCACAAGAACAAACAATGCCTGATATGCAAAACTTAACAGAACAAGCAGTATTACCACAAGTTTAATACTCGTAAAATATGCAAGATAGTAAAATTGATTTAGAAACAAGTAATTTAATAAGTCAAGAGAAACTTATCGAACAGATTGTTAATCACGAAGGTTGGCACTTGATAGAGGAAATCTTCTCAAAAGAGATGGCAAGCCTCACAAGTATTTTAGAGATAGACACAGACGCAGACCTAGCTTCGGAGATAAAAAGCCGAAGACTAGCTGTAGCTTGTGTTAAAAAGATATTAGACAGTATAAAAGGAACTGCTAGTAAATCACTAGAGAACATATCCCTGATAAACAACGAGAAGAACTTTATAATAAAGAAATAAGTGTTTCCACGATACCTCCCGTGGGGACATTTGTTCCCAAATTATAAGATAAGCACATTTAAAATCTATGGAAGATAATAATGAGTTAATTACTCAAGACCTCTTAACTGGTGACGCTAGTGATAACAATATTGTGGCATCAGACGAGGCAAGAGCTGACTCTAAATCCGAGACTACAGATACAAGCACTAATAGTGGAAGTATCTCGCTAGAGGAGATAGAACAAGCGTTAGGAAAGAAATTCCCTAACAAAGAAACAGCTCTGAAAGCATTTAAAGATACATTTAGCTATGTAGGCAAAAAGAAAGATTCTATTGCCGAAGAAGTTAAAAAAGAATTTAGCGGGGAACAGTTTATTACACGGGAGCAATATGAGAAAGATATGTTCTACTCACGAAACCCTGAGTATAATGACCCATCTATTCAAAAAGTAATAGAAGCTATTAGCGTAACAGAGAAAATCCCAGTGTCAGAAGTTGTTAAGACTGACACATTTAAAGATATTTTTGGTTCTGTATCAGGATTCAAAAAGTCTCAAGAGATGAAATCTGTGCTTGAAAGCAACCCACGCATTGCTTCATCAAAGAGCAAACTCTCAGAAGGTAAAGACCTAGTATTCAACGGCGATTCAGCCCAAAAAGAAGCTGGTAGAGACCTTATAACGAGAGCTGTTCTTGAAGCACTTGATAAATAAATATAAAATATGGCAATAGCAAGCACACTTCTTACATACGGAGATGTATCAAGAAAAGAAGATGTTGTATTAAACGCTGTCGAAATATTGACTGCGGAAGAAAACACAGTTATGAGACTTCTTGGTAAAACAGAAGCGATTGACACAGTTCACTCTTTCCTAGTTGATACATTGGTTACACCTGCATCTCTAGCAACAGCTATGGGAACAGATGTTTCTTTGACAACACTTACAACACCTACAAGACTTTCAAACATTGTTGAGCAAATCGAATACGGATTCCAAATTGCTAAACAGCAAGAGAAAGTTCAGCACTACCACGGACAAAACGAGACTGCAAGACAAACACAAAAGGGTCTTATGAACTGGGGTAATGCTGCAGAATATGACCTAGTTCGTTCAACTCTAGTTTCTGGATTATCTGGAACTACAGCAAAAATGGCTGGAGTAATAGCCGCAATCAGCAAATCAACAAACACAACAGCTCACACTTCTGGAACAGTATTCTCAGCAACAATTCTTGATGGATTGATGCAAGGAAACTGGGACAACTCAAATGGAGATGTTGCAACAGACCTTCTAGTTGGAGGAGTTATGAGACGAGTTATTGACGGATTTACACAAAAGAGCAACATTGTAGTTAATACACCAAGCTCAGCTGTAAATATCGTTAAGACAGTGTCTACATACGAAACAGCGTTCGGAACACTATCTATCCACAAGCACCGATATGTGCAAGACACAAACGATGCAACTGGTAGAGTTCTAGGACTACGACCAGAAAAACTAAAAATCGCATATCTATACAAACCTGAAATGAAGGATTTGGCAGAAAGCGGTTCTTACACAAAGAAAATGATTACTGGTGCTCTAACTCTTGAAGTTAGAAACCAAGATGCAAACTTCTTTGCTTCTGGATTCCTAAAGTCTGCTTAAACTTAATTAAGATTGTTTATCGCCTACCTTGTCTCATTCGGGGTAGGCGATACAATGAGAAAATAATCTAATGCAAAAAACACAAAACAAAATAAAAAATGTAGTAAAGCTATATAAGGAAACATTCCCAGAGGAATACAAGACAGTCTGTGAGGGCATAGAAATGTCTAGGAGACTACAAAAAGACGAGTTTGGTTCAACCCAAGATGGCTCTAACTTTGTAGGTAGAATACTCTATGAGACACCTGAGAAACTACAATCACTAATAATAAAGAACCTTGATGTTGAGGAACTTGAATACTTTAAAAGTAAAGAAGGTGCACGCTGGTTCGCTAATACATTTAGAGAATTTAGAGTTGCCGACAAAATATAATGAAAAAAGAAAAAAAGATAGCACTAGCTATGATTGTCAAAGGTTCAGATGATGAAGCTGTAGCCCTTGATAGATGTCTCTCTTCCTTAGATGGTTCAGTTGATAAGATGTTTATCACTTCTACTTTTAAAAAGGGAGAGCAACCTAATAAACAAGTAGAGAAAGTAGCTAAACTTCACAAGGCAGAAGTATCTACTTTTGAATGGTGTGACGACTTTGCTAAGGCAAGAAACTTTAACTTCTCACAAGTTCCTAAAGAGTATGATTATATACTTTGGTGTGACGCTGATGATGTTATTCGTGGTGCAGAGAAACTAAAAGCTACAATTGAAGGAAACAAAGATGTTGACGCTTTTGGTATGTGGTATCTATATGACTTTGACGAAAGAAAGAACCCTACAGTTGTTCATAAGAAAACAATGATTGTGAAGAATGACGGAACTTTTAAGTGGGTAGGTAGACTACACGAGGATTTAATAAATGAAAGAAAGGTAGATATAAAACTACTAGACGGGATAGACAGACTTCACTTCTCAGACGATACGAGAGTAAATAATAATAAAAAAAGAAATGTTGAAATTGCTAGAAAGCAATTAGAAGATGAGCCACAAGACCCTCGTTCTTATTGGAACTTGGCTAATTCTCTATGGGGTAATAATCAGGTAGAAGAAGCTCTTGAGATGTTTAATAAGTTTATGCAATCTAGTCAATCAGATGAAGAAAAGTATCTAGCTAAGCTAAGGATAGCCCTGTTAAATGGAGACATAGGTAGACTAGACGAAGCAGAGCGTTGTTTCTATGAATCAATAGGAATGAAACCTCACTACCCTGACGCTTATATTCAGTTAGGTTATTTCTTCCAAAAGCATAAGAGCTATGACAAAGCTGAGTATTATCTACTATATGGATTGAAACTAAAACCACCATATCACTCAATAATCGTCTACAATCCTAGAGACTATGACTACAACCCTATGATGGCTCTTGCTAAGGTTTATATGTGGAAAGGTAGGGAAGACTTATCTCTACCACTTATGAAAGCCTGTGCTCAAATAGCTCCAGAAGATAAAGCACTAGCCGATTTGGTAAAGCAAATGGAAAAGGAAGTTGAAAGACTTAAAGATGTTGTTGTGTTTATAGATAAGGTTAAAGACTTACCTGACGAAGAACTCAAGAAAGAAATTGATAGTCTACCTGTAGAATCTCGCTCTCACCCTAGCGTTTGCCATCTTAGAAATATGAGATTTCCTAAAAAGGAATCATCAGGAAAAGATATAGCTTATTTCTGTGGGATGACAGACCACGAATGGAATCCTGAGTTATTTAAAACTAAAGGTTTCGGAGGTTCTGAGGAAGCTGTTATAAATCTCTCGAAACAATGGACTAAGATGGGTTACAATGTGACAGTTTATAACTCTTGTGGACCATACGAAATGGAATCAGACGGAGTTAAATATAAGCCTTTCTGGATGTGGAATTACCGAGACAAACAAGACATTGTTATTCTATGGAGACACCCTCAAATGCTTGACCACGAAATCAATGCAGACAGAATCTATGTTGATATGCACGATGTTATCCCTAACGAGGAATTCACGCCTGAAAGAGTTTCCCGTGTAACAAAAGTATTCGTTAAGACTAACTTCCATAAGTCACTATTCCCTAACCTACCAGAAGATAAAATACAAGTGCTACCGAATGGTATGGACTTTGACCTATTCTCTCAAAAGGTAAAGAAAGACCCTATGCTACTCGTTAACACTTCCTCACCAGACAGAAGTATGGATGTTATGCCTAAGCTATTTAAGATGGTAAAAGAAAAAGTCCCAGAAGTTAAAATGAAATGGGCTTATGGTTGGGACATATTTGACCAGCACTATGGAAACAATAAACAGATGATGGAATGGAGAACTAACCTACAAAAAGAAATAGATGAAGCAGGAATAGAATCACTAGGTAAAATTCCTCAATCAGAATGTGCCAAGTTATATCTTGAAGGAAATGTTCTAGCTTATCCATCAGAGTTTGCAGAGATTGATTGTATCTCAGTTAAGAAGGCTCAGGCTTGTGGTTGTATACCAGTCGCAACAGACTTTGGAGCATTTGACGAATCAATTAAGTATGGGGTAAAGATACACTCAGACAAGAATAAAGATAATTGGGCTAAACCATATCAATTTAGTTTCGGTATAGAAGATGAAAAGAAACAAAAGGAATGGGTTGACGCTGTTGTTAAGATACTCAAACAACCTATAGGAAACAGAGACGAAATGATACAATGGACAGATAAGTTTAACTGGGAAACCATAGCAAAACAATGGATAATTTAGCAAACAAATTAGATGGAATAAATAGTTCGGTATTAGACTCAATCCATATTATGGAAGTGATGGGTCTTAACTCTGATGATTTAATAGAACCTTCAAGATTTTCAAAGTTTAAAGAGATAGTAGAAAAACTAGGTAATGTGCCTAACAGAGATTTTTTGTTAAAGAAGCTAACATTAAAGAAAGCAGGAACAGATGTTCTTTCTGTTGTCTGGGAGTATCTAAAAATTGCAGAAGAGAAAGATTTATATCAAAAAGAGCTAGATAAATTAAACGACTCGAAAGAAATCCTTGTGAAGTTCAGCGAAGAAAAAGGGTCAGATATTGGAGAACTAGAGAGTTATTCTAAACACTTTAAGCAAATAAAAGAATTTGAATCAAAACTAAAAAACATAGACGAAGAATTATCTCTATATGAGAATTAACTTCATCTGGCAAGGAATAGACGGAAGATACGGACATTGGAAAGATGGTCTTTGGCGAGCTATGAAACACTTAGAAGAAAAGTATGAGGTTAAATACTTTGAGCCTACAGACGATATTCCAGAAGAAGGAATAGTGTTTTATTGGGAAGCACCTTGCACCATAAACAGCAAAGACGCAGAGAACTATAAAAAGGTAATGAATCTTCCTAACAAGAAAGTTCTTCTATTCGCTGGTGGACCTATTAAAAAGGAATGGGTTGAAGGCTTTGACTTAGTATGTGTAGAAAGTAAAATAAATGCAGAGGAATTTACTAACATAGGTGTTAAGAACATTACAGCATTTGGAATAAACGAGGACATATTCTTCCCTCAAGAGATAGATAAACTCTATGACGGAATCCATCAAGGGACTTGTGCAAGTTGGAAAAGACAATGGCTAGTAGGTGAATCAATAGGAGATAAGGGAATAGTCGTTGGTAGGTTTCAAGATAGCGACCCATATCCATTTAAGAGGTGTGAAGAACTAGGCACGACTGTCTTGCCAGAACAACCTTACGAGAAAATAGCAGAACTTCTAAATCAATCATTGTGTCTTTTGCAGACTTCAGACTTCTGGGGTGGTGGACAACGTGCAACACTAGAGGCTATGGCTTGTAATATACCTGTCGTATGTATGGAAGATAGTCCAAAGAACAGAGAATATGTAGAAGAATCAGGATTGGGCTTGGTTGTACCTCCAGACCCACAGCATATAAAAATGGCAGTAGAAGAAATAAGAAATTGGGATAAAAAATCAGGTAGAGATTATGTCATGTCGAAATGGACATCAAAACATTATGCAAGTAAATTAAAAGAAGCAATAAATATATGCCAGCAACACCAAAGGACCATTGGGAATATACAATAAGAGAGTGGACAAATAATCCATTTACTAGAATCATGGACAACTTACCAGGGGAGGTAAAGGTATTTTATGATTTAGGTGCAAACGTAGGTGCTTTTAGTCATCTTATAAAAAATAAATACGATAAAGTTAAAATATATGCTTTCGAGCCTATTGCTTCTAACTTTGAAGCATTAGTCACATACATGCCAGACATAAACCACATACAGAAAGGTATATTTTATGGTCAGTCTTCTTCGAGAGTTCTTTCAAGGGGAGATGGAAACATAGGTGCTTTCTTTGTAGAACATATAGATACAGGACCAGACATAATTTTTAATGGTGAAATAATGGAACTAGAAGAACTAGAATCTTTTAAACTACCAAAACCAGATTTGCTAAAGATGGACATTGAAGGTGCAGAAGAAAATGTTATAGAGTTCTCTAAGATAGTCAAGAAATGTCCTAACCTGATTATAGAGTGGCATCCTAACAAAAATCCATACGAGTTTTTTGCAAAACATTTACCTAAACATGAAATAAAAGTAGACTTAGAAGGTAAACAATTCCTACTATGCCTAAAATAAGTGTAATAACACCAACAATCAGACCTCAATATCTAGATATAACCAAGAAATGCCTAGAAGAACAAACTTTTAGTGATTTTGAGTGGATTATAGAGCCTGGACTTACTAGGTGGGGTTATACACTACCAAAGGACTGGAATAAAGCTATTGCTAAGGCTAAAGGAGAGATAGTTTTTATGCTACAAGACTGTATAAAGATTGAGCCTGACTTCTTAGAGAAACTTGACACTTTACACAAAGAATCGCCAAATAGTCTGTTTACATTTCCCGTAGGAAAGGTCAACAATTTTAATGAAGAACCTAACTGGGACTGGAGACACTACAAAGAAAGACGAGAAGTCAGACCTTTTGAATGGGAGATAGATTTAGCGTCAGCACCACTAGAAGTGTTCTATGAAGTGGGTGGATTTGATGAAAGATTTTGTGAAGGTTGGAGTTGGGAGAATTGTGAAATTGCATACAGAATAGACGCACTTAAAAAGTATAAGTTTGAAGTCATACCAGATATGGAAGGAGTTGCAATTGACCACGATTTTGTTGAAGATGATTCTTTCAGAAATAAACTTCCTAACAATGATAAAAGAGCAAATGAAACAAGAGTTTTAGCGGAAATGGGAGACTATAAACTAGAGTATTTAACTCGTAAAATATAATATAAAATATAATGTATTCAAAGGCGGTTAACCCTTACCTTGTCTGGTCTTAAATGATTACACTCTAAGAGGTTAGGATTGTAGTCAGCTAAGAATAAATAAGCTATGACTATAGGAGATATTTCAACATACATTACTTTTCTGACTAACGCAGATGTCAACTCTTTCACTAACGCAAAGAGGCTTATTACTGTTAATAAACATTACAATGATGTTCACACTCTAATCTTAGAAAGCCAAGATGAGTGGGATTATGATGATAGTGCTTATACAGACTACCCAATACTTACAACAAACCTTGTTGCAAATCAACAAAGCTACATTCTTCCACCTACTACTTTTGAAATAAAGAGATTAGAAATTTCTTATGATGGAACAAACTGGGTTAAAGTATCTGCTTTTGATATAGGAGAAAGAGGAACTGCTACAGCTTCTAACGCAATAGGAGATTTCTCTCAATCAGAACCTTACTATGACCTACAAGCTGGTGCATTATTCCTTTACCCAATCCCTACAGCGAATGTCACAGCAGGTCTTAAAATCTGGATTTCTCGTGGACCATTTGAGTTTACTTCTACAGAATTAACAACAGGAACAAGAGAGCCTGGATTTGATTCAATCTTTCATTCAATACTAGCTCTTGGTCCTTCTCTTGATTACTCAATTGCAAACAATCTTCCTCAAAGAGAATCTATCAAAAGAGAGTATGAGGAGATTAAAGTCAGAATGAAAAAGTTTTATTCAGATAAGCAAGAAGATAGATTTACAAGTTTAAAAGCATCTAATTTAGATTACAAATAATTATGGCAACATTTACAAAATTTCAACCGTTTGTAGAGGCTCTAGCTGAGAAGACACACAACTTAGGTTCAGACCAGCTCAAAATAGCTCTAACAAATACAGCACCAAACGCAACAGACGCAACTCTTTCTCAAATAACAGAGATTACTTACACAAACCTTTCTACTAGAAACCTAACAACTTCAACTTCTGCTCAGACTTCTGGAACATACAAGTTGGTTATAGCTGATATAGATTTAACAGCTTCTGGTGGAACAGTTGGTCCATTCAGATATGTTGTTATCTACAACGATACTTCAACAAGCGATAACTTGATTGCGTATTACGATTACGGAACAAACATAACCTTACAAGATGGAGACGCTTTGGCTGTTAACTTTGACGGAACAAACGGACTTCTAACGATAGCTTAATATGGCGAACACCTATGTCGCAACTTTTGATGGGACTGGGGATTACGCTACAAAATCCTCACCTACAGGTCTTCCTTCGGGCTCAGCTGCTAGAACAGTTGAGGCTTGGGTTAGAACAGCAAATGCTTCAAGCCAAACAGTTTTCTCTTTTGGTGATGATTCAGCGTTAGGTGGTTGGGAATTTAAAGTAGAATCTGGAAAGATTGGTATCGCCATTGAAGGAGCAAATCAATATTGGACTGCAACAGGAGTGACTAATGACTCTTGGCATCACATAGCTGTGACCTATGTTGCTGGGTCAAATATGAATGACACAACAAATATAAAGGCTTATATGGATGGCTCTGCACTAACTTCAACATCCTCAGTTATGGGAGTTCCAAACACCACAACTACTAGACTAAGAATAGCGTCTGACCCTGCGGCAGCGGCGTCTGCATTATTCGACGGAGAAATAGATGAAGTTAGAATCTGGGATGATGTTAGAACACCTACAGAATTGACTGACTACGATAGGCGAGAACTTGCGGGGAATGAATCTGGGTTAGTAGCATATTTCAAATTTAATAACAGTTGGGTAGATTCAACTTCTAATGCAAATGATTTAACTGCTTCTGGAGATGCAACCTTTAATACAAATATCCCATTTCAAGGTGTATTTGATTTAGTTGCAGACACAGGAACTTTTGTTTTAACAGGATTTAGTGCTGGAAAACTATATCGTTTAACTTGTGAAGTTGGAAGTTATATCTTAACAGGAGTATCAGCTTTGTTTTCAAAGACTGGATGGAACTCAATTATAAAGCCTACAACAACTTGGACAGCAATAAACAAACCTTAATATGGATAAAAACGGACAAATAACAATATCGGGAGATGACTTTATGAAAGGGATGCAAAATTCTCCAGCTTTAGGTATTCACAAAATGATAAACATAGACGCTTCTTCAAAGCCTGGTGTTTTAAAGATAGCAAGGAAACTAAAGTTAGGAGCATCAACATCTTCAAGAGTCGATAAAATATCTAATACTCTCGAGGGTGGTGTCTTTGTTGGAGAAGGGAATGATGTAAAAACTTTTAACATAGTTGCAGACGCGGGGGTTTTAGGTTCAGCAATAAGTGGGGGTCCCGCTGCTCTTTCAAAGGAACTTGTCGTGTTTGAAGGGTATCTTTTTAAAGTCTATGACTCTAGCCCAAACATAGTCCTAGCAAGATGCTCAAACCCACTACTTAGCCCTTCTTGGACAACCAGTTGGGCTACACTTGGTACTGGTTCAGGTTCCACGATTCGAACACCATCTTTTGTTGGTCAAGACGGACTTCTCTATATAGGATTCAGAAATACATTAACAAGTCTATCTGATGGTAACAATTCAGGAACCTTAAATACAAATGCACTTGACCTCTCTGGTTCATACAATATCACAGGTATTTCAGAAATAGGACAATTCTTAATTTTAACAGCCAGAGATGCCTATAATCTTACGAGTGCAGATATTATTCCGTGGGATAGGGTGTCTGCGTCTTTTGATATTATTCATAAAGTGGGGGGAGACGGAAGCTATTGCCCAATCTCATTTAAAGGGTTAGCTTATTTCTTAGTTGGATTTAGTGGAGACCTTTATGCAACAAACTTATCTCAGTCTGAATTAGTTAAACGATTTTCCCTATCCACAGATTTTCCTTCTGTGGGCTTTGACACACTAGACGCTGATACGAGAGTTCCTATGACTATTCATGACCAAGGAATACTTGTTGCTTTAGGAAAAACAAGTTCTACAGCAAGTGAAAACACAACAAGTGGAATTTTCTATTTAAAAGATGGTATTTTAACTCAATTTGTAGGTTCAGCAGGAGAAGGAAATGTAGCAGGTGGTATTCGATATAACCACATTGTATCTATTTCTGCTGATACCTTTATTGTTTCTTGGGAAAAAGGAGAAAGTCCAAGTATCACTTACGGTATAGATTTCCTATCAACAACAACTAGAGCAACTGCATACTCGGCTTACATAGAGTCAGCTCTTTATACAGTTGGAGGAATTAAAACTCCAAAGAAGTTTCAACAAGGAGAATTGATTTTAGCTAAAGAATTAGCAACAGGAGAAGGCTTAAAGGTTTCTTATAGAAATAATTTAAACGATACTTTTACAGAAATCGACACATTTGAATATGGTTCAGCAACAGGAGCAGATAATGATAATCTAGGAGCAGTATCAGTTATAAATATTCCTATGGAGAGTGTGCCTCCTTGTCAAACGATTCAATTTAAGATTGCAATGACAACAGGCTCAGCTAGTGATACGACACCAGAACTCTTATTAGCTAAATTTTGGTAAAATTATTTTATGGATAAATCAACAGTCAACTTAAAAGGAATAGATAAGATACCTCAGCACAAACACAATGGTATTGATTCATCTCGTATTCCAGGAAGTTCTTTGATTGGTGCTCCAGGTGCTGCAGTCACTTCAATTTCAGGAACAGCAGGTGGAACGTATACAGCAACAGAGCAGTCTATGTTAAATAGCCAAAAGACAGCAATCAATTCCATAATAACAACATTACGAAACTTAAAACTAATAGAATAAATTTAATATGAACCCAACAGGAACACCAGTAGCAAAAGCGGTCTATCAAGGAGGAGAAGCCCTCCCAATGGTAGGAACAGCGGAATATAACGAAGCTCTCAATCTAGCCAATCAAGCTGGTGCGGGTAATTTGTCTTCACCTACGCCGTCAGGATTTTCAATTCCAATACCAGAAACAATCCCAAGTTCTTCAATGGCTTCTTCAAATTCAACAGGAGACTTATTTAACTATCGTTCTCTGATAGAAAGTCAACAAAATTCTTACAACGATTATCTAAATTCTATTTCAGAACTAAATCAATCTCTCGGACAATTTATGCAACCATCTGAGACAGAACAAGACTTAACAGGACAACTAAACGCACTTAACCAATCAGAAAGACAAGGATTACTTGATACAGAAAACAAAGTTATTCCTATGTCATTTATTACAGGTCAACAAGCATCTATTCAAAGACAAGCTGGTATTGACAGACAAGCTCTTTCAGAACAACTAGGAACAGTTCAATCTCAAAGACAAACAGGATTAGATGCTATTAATCAACAAATTCAAATAGCTCAGTCTCAATACAACGCAGGAGTTGATATGAACAACAATCTTATGAAGATTCAGCAACTAATGGATGAAAAATCTAAAATGGAAACACAAGTTGTTCAATTAGATAATGGTTCAACAGTATTAGTAAACACTCAAACAGGAGAGGTTATAAAAACACTTGCAGGAGCTACACCTACAACGGGAGGGGGCTTTGGTTCAGATTTCGGTTTTGGAATGGGTGGGTTTGATACAACAGGACAGACAGGGGGTTCATTTGAAGAGTGGTTGGCAGGGCAAGAACAAGCTCAAGGAATGAGTTTTGACACAGGAAATCCACAAGTTATGGAGGACTTACAAGCTCAATACCAAGAGGAAACAGGAGGTCAAACAACTTCCTCATTCGTAGGACAAGGTGGGCTAGGACAAATAGAATCATTCATTCTTAGAAATGTTACTGACAAAGATGCAGGACCAGTCCTAGAAGCATTTAACTATGGCTATCAACAAGCACCAGACAAGGATTTATTTGTTAAAGACTACATAACTTCATATCTAAAACCAAAAGATATGGAAAACTACAACTCAGCACAAGGAATAGAGTTAGCACTATCTCCAGTTAGTATGGCTCTTGAAACAGGAGAGTTTAAGTCTGGTCCGTTCGTATCTGCTCAACAAAGACTTCTAAGAACAATCGGCAAAAGTAACCCTTACTATGAAAGCATTAAAACTTTATTCTCTAAAGGAAAGGCAGAAGAAAGACTTAGAATCTTCGGAGCTTCCCTTACATCAGGAGAACAGTCCTCAGCTAGAGACTTTCTTCCAGACGAAAAAGATAACTCAGCTACACTTAAATTTAAAGTGGACACAATGATTAACCTATCAAAACTATCTCAAGAAAGAACACTAAAACAAGCGGTTGGACTTCCAATGAGTCAAACTGTTGCTGGTTATATTGCTCAACAAAAGAAACTATTAGCAGACACTCAAAACGGCATAACAACCCCATCAAATACTTCAATACCATCTACTTCTGGGACAACAACAGGCACAGATTATAGAACTATCTATGGATATAATTAATTATGGCAAAAACTCTACTAGAAAATGATAAGAAGAGACTAGACGGGATTGTAGGTAAAATGGTCTCAGATGGTAGGACTGATTCAGAAATCAGGTTTGTTGTTAATGACTTTAAAAACCTATACGGAAAGACATTCGGTGGGATGCTTGTTCGTGATGTAGCCAAACCTATTGTTCAAGCAGGAGTTCAAGCAAGGTCTTTATTTAAAAATGAAGAAAATGACCCTTTTAATTCTAAATTTTTAGGAGAAACAATAACACCTATACAAGCAACAGACCCAGGCTCTCTAAGGAAAAGCGTCGCATTAGGTGCTCAATTAGCGAGCTTCTTGCCAATAGCTGGAGCAGCAACAAAAGGTGTAGGTGTAGCAAATCAAGCGGTAAAAGGCGGTTTCAAACAAGCTGTTAAACAGAATATTCCACGAATAGTAAATGGAAAATTAACAATTCCTACTCTAATGGCAGAAGGAGCTATTGGCTCTGGACTATTTACAGCAGGACAAGGTCTTCAAGAAGACAAGTCAGCAGGTCAAATAATAAAAGATACAGCACTTTCAACAGCTCTAGGAGGATTATCAGCAATTCCTTTCGGTATAGCAGGTTCAACACTAGGTTTTGGACTTAATCGTGTTAAAGGAACTATAAATCAATCAAGAAGATTCAAATCTGCGGTAGGAACACCTAACCCACAAATAGTTAAACAAGAGCAAGAAGCTATATCTGGTGCTTGGGATGATGTATTTAAGTCAAAGAAATCCCTAATGAATAAACAAGAGGCTATTGCAAGATTTGGAGAAGACCCAGCAATAACTTTTGGTAAATTAAGTTATATGCCTAAGGTGACAGCACAAGGTAAATTAGATGTTTCAGAACTCATTAATAATATAGATTATGAGATACCACGAGTAGCTACACAAATCCAAAAAACACTAGATAATTTTGATAAATCAGCACCAACTTCCGCACTTTCTTCTGACGACTTTCTACAAAGAGCAATTAACAAAGCAAAGTCTGACCCATATCTAGCGGGGGAAACAGATAAAACAGTTTCTAAACTAACAGAAGTTATTAAAGACTTTGAAAGAGTTTATGGAAAAAGATTTGGAGCTGGAACTATAAATAAAATTAGAGTTATAGAAAACGGAAAAGTTAAAAAGATACCTTTTACAGACCCAGATAAAAATCTAAGACAATCAGTTGAAAATCTTATAGGAGATACAGCTAGAGAAGTTATTGACGAGAAAGTAGGAGACAAAACAATCAGAGCTATAAATGCAGAACTCGCTAAACTATACAAGGTAAAGAATATGGCTAGAGCTGTTAACGGAACACCTATTGAGGGAGGCAGACTAACAGAGCTATTTACTCGTCTAATTTTCGCAAACGCAGGTATGCAAGTAGCTGGAGCAGTCGGAACAGGAGGGCTAAGCGGTATAATCGGAACAGCTTTAGGATGGATGGGAGCTTCTGCTTTCCTTAAAATGATAAGAAATGCAAAGTTCTCTGGTCCAATAAGAAATAGAATACTCAGAGAAATAGGTCTCTCTCAAAACCTAGATGCAGTTCTTAAGGAACTACCTGATGTTGAAAAGAGAGCCTTTATGCGAGAAATTGCTGAGGTTCTAAAAACACCACAACTTCCAGCACCTAAAGCTGGAGCACCAAGAACTCAATTTGGAAGCGGTAAAACTCTAAACCTACCAGCTAGAACAGAATCTACAATAGCAAGACAAACTAAGAATATGGGACAACAAAACGCTTTTGCTGGTTTAGCAGGTATAGAACAAGATGAAGAAGGAAATATCTCATTTGACCCAGAAAAAGCTGTAGCAGGTATGCTTGCTATGGGAACAATAACTTCTAAACAAGGTGATGAGTTTATTAAGAAGTTTAAAGACAAGGCAGTTAAAGCTATAAGTGAAATACCTTACAAAGAAACAGGTAACCTCACTACTAAAATCCTCAAAGACCTAGAAGGCAAAACTACTGTATCTAAACAGTATATTCTAGATGCTACAAACAGAGGCGAACTGAAACAAATAGAACGAGATATAACTCGACAAGTGTTAGAGGATATGACAAGAAACAAAGAACCTTTAATATCAATTCCTCAAATTAAAAGTAAATACCCGAAACTTGAATTTGGAATATACGAAAATCCTAGTGAAATAACTTTGAGTAAAATTGTTGTACCAAAAGCAGAAAGAGGAGCAGGGACTGGAACTTCTGCTATGAATGACTTGATTAAGTATGCCGACCAAAGTGGTAAAAAGATAGTACTAACCCCATCTACTGATTACGGAGGTAGTAGTGTTTCAAGACTGAAAGACTTTTATAAGAAGTTTGGCTTTGTTGAAAACGCTGGAAAAAATAAAGATTTCTCAACGAGAGAGTCTATGTTAAGATTACCTCAAAAAACGTCTTCTTCCGACACCATAAATGTCAAAGAATTTGCTGATAAAGTAAAGAGTGAACTGTTGCCGTTGAAAGTAAACTCAACTATACCAACAAACATAGATGTTGGGGATACAGAAAGTTATCTAAAAGCTAAAAAAGATTTCCCAAATAGATTTTCTGCAAAATTTGAAAATATTACACTTCCTGATGAATTGCGTGGAAATGTAAAAAATTATTCAGAAAATGTATATGAATCTCCAATAAAAACATCTGCGGGTGACACTCATTTTGGTTCTGGTGATGGGAAAAGAGCTCCTAACTACTTCGGTCACACCCGTATAGAAGATATGGCAGACAATAAAACTCGTAGAGTAATAGAAGTGCAGAGTGATTTGTATCAGAAGGGGAATTTGGAGAGAGAGGTACCAAGTTATATAAATGCAAGTGATTATTTACCAGCAGATAAACTAAAAGAATACAATAGAATTGAAAGAAGACTCACAGACCTTACATTCGCAGAAAATTCAGCAGACTACAAAGTAGAAATAAAAGAACTACAAAAGGCTAGAGAAACTCTTGAAGCTAGTGCAAAAGACCTTGAACAGAAAGTAATAAATTCTCGTAAAGGTGAAGTAGCCAAACTCCAACAATACTCCAACGGAACAGCTCACGAAAGAATGATACGAGAAGAAATAAAGAAAGCATCTCAAGATGGTAAAACCAAGCTCCAATTCCCTACAGGAGAGACAGCTATGAAGATAGAGGGGTTGGGTCAGGGAGAGAATAGATGGTTTGATGTAAATTATGGAACACGAGTAGATACTGGTTCTATGAAAGTAGGAGATGAGATTACACACACAAATCAACTTGAAACTAATG